AAGCCGCAAGCCGCAAAAAGTGCAATAAAAAAAGCCCGTGAGTTGTGGCTCACGGGCTCGCGGTTCTCTTGCGAGAGAAAATATGTTTTGTATGCTACTCAGCCCTGATCAGGGCTATCATTTGACTGAAGTATAGCACAGCATGACAAGAGGTGCTAGTGACTTGTTCTAAAACGGTCCAATCAACTTGAATGGTTCCAATAACTTCTCCGCAATCTTCGACTGCCATACCCACACAGGCATAAACTCAGTTTTAACCGTCTCTCCCCATTCACCGCTTAGATAGAGGTTAAGTAACTCTTCAAAGACAGCGGCATTTTGTTCGATCTGATAGCCCTTGCCCTGAAGATATTGCTGGAAAAGTGTTCGTTGCTGTTCTTGCTCAGTTGGCATAGTGACTCATCCCCTATCCTACCTCCCACGTTTACGTCGTCGATAAATCCGCCGATACTGGCATTTGCGCAAGAGGCGCTGATGTGGACGTTGACTGATTGCAACATCCAACTTATGCTTTGTCTCTAACGAGATTAAAAAAGTTTCCACAGACGAAATAAAGTGTGGAGTATTATGTATCTCATCAATGAGCCGGTCCATTGCAGCCAGATCCATCATGCAAATCCCTCCCACATGCTAGGGCGAGAGGACAAGCCAAGGCAACGCACATAATACCAATGCTTACGCCCATTCGGTTCCACTTTATACAAATGTTGCTTGAATCCAGCATTGACGTAAATCTTGCCCCAGTGTCTACGCATCTTGTGATTATCTGCTGTACCTAGCCTACTTTTTCTTGCTGCTCGCGTTAACCTCTTGTGTCGTATCATAGTGACACACCTCTACTGTGCCACTCTTCCAAGAATTGCCATAATCTTCTGATATGTTTGGCATTGAGGCACTTCAAAATTCACCTCTCAAAACTCTTGACTTTTCCGCATATGCGGAATATAGTAAGCTCATGAAAACTGTTAGAGAAATTAGCGTGGAGCAAAGACTAAACCGTTCCACACTCTTGAAAGCTGCACAGCGTGGGATATTTGGTAATACTGCCCGCAAGTCTGGTGCTACGTGGCTTATCGATGACGAATCGGAAGCGTTCAAAGTTTGGCTTGCAGGGTCTAAGATTGGTAGACCACGCAAAACAAGATGACCAAAGGAAGGTATCTTATGTACAAACAAAATAAAATGATTGATAGAATATGCGAAACATGTTCCCAACCATTTAGGACCCGCCCAGACCAAATTAAAAGGGGCAATGGTAGATATTGCTCTCATCGGTGCTATGCACTGAGCCGAACTTATGATGATCTTGCGACTCGTTTCTGGAATAAAATTGACAAATCTAGAGGTGATGATAGCTGCTGGACTTGGACTGGATATTGCAAGTCTGATGGTTATGGCGTCATTGGGATAAGGGGCAAAACTACCGAATGTACACATAGAGTTGCGTATACTCTTTGTGTTGGAACAATCCCTGATGGTATGCAGATCCTTCATCAATGCGACAATCCCCCTTGTTGCAATCCTGCTCACTTGTTCCTTGGCACTCAAGCCGATAATATAGCGGATATGGTTAACAAGGGACGCACAGTTCACACAAAAGGTGAAAGTCACCCATTGGCAAAACTTACGGTCTCCCAAGTTGAAGAGATTAGGACGCAATTCACAGGAGCCCGTGGAGAGAAAGTAGCTTTCGCTCGTAAGTTTAACGTAAGCCCTTGTACCATACGCGATATTCTTAATGGCTCTCACTGGAAATAATGGCTCTCTCGTTAATTTGTACTATTCAAAAATTCCCATACTCTCTGATGATGACGTGCATCGGCCAGCGCATTGTGAACGCTTCCATCTTGCTCTGGTAGCATGTCATCAGTCCATGAGCGGTCATCAAGCACATGTTGCAGGTCTTTAATATAGTGAGGAAAATCTACAGGGAGATCCATCATAGTGCCGAAAAGTTGGCAGAGAACTACAAAATCGTAACTTGCACACCAGCCAATTAGCTCAGGTTTGCCATACTTCTCAGGATCGCAGAAAACAGCAACTTCTTTGGCTATTTGTCTACGGGGTCGCCAAGGGCAATTAACATGTTTCGGATGCTTAGAAATATCCCACCAATCGAATCCGCGCAGACTATCATGATAAGCTCTAGGTGTCTCAGGGCATACACCACAATTCGCCAAATGAGAAAGTACGTTATCCTTTATCCATTGGTTCGCATTATCCTCATTGAACTCAGTAGATTGAAGATAGAGTTCTCTCCCATCGTCTGAAATAATACCAATAGAAATGAGATCAATCATTTCACCTGTATCTATAAATTCGCTATCAACAAAATATTTCATATTGAAACCTCACTTCCAACCAACATATCAATCAACTCACGAGCAACATCAACACTATCGCTCAGTAACAGCGAGCGTACCGGCTCCTCTGTCGTATCCAGCAGTCTCACGCCATTCTCTACCGCCCACTGACGTTCACCATCAGCAAATCCATCCTGTACCCATATCCCACCATGCCCATCAATCAAATCGAGATAATGTTGCATGGCGAACGGCTTGCTAGCTGAATCGCTATCGACCAAGGGGAAACAGGCAATCCAGCGATGAATGTTAGCACGATAGTTCCAGAGATTAGAGTCTTTGCCCCAGTGCGAAACCCAAACCGGGTTGAAACGATCATCCTGGTCAAGCGCCTGGAGGATAGTGCTAGCTTGCGGGATAGGCCATGCCCATACGTTGCCCATTTTCTCGGCGTGTAATCCTTCAGTGCCCATCAAGCTAAACACACCGTCTATATCAAGAAAAAGAGTAATATTGGAGGCATTCATAATACTTTCCGTTGCATCTCTGGCATTAACGGTATAAACTTCAGCAGAGTGTACACAATTCAGATGAGCAGGCCAGGAAATATCAAGACTTTTATACGCTTCAAGCGAGTAGTCAGATCCCGCATAATTTTTACAGTAGTCGCTACTACTCGTACCCGGCTCAACTCTTACTCGTATCTGGACCAATCCATCATCCACAATTTCATCAGCATTCTCACCATCGAGTGCATTGTCAATAAACTCAGTTGTGCCATCGTCTGCCCCTTCATTCCATGTCTGATCAGCAATTTGCTGTGTCTTCCACGGCAAGAACCCCTTGAACCAATCGCCAATCTTGCCCACCACGTCTTTAATCTTGCCAATCACATCGCCGAGTGCCTCATGTGGCTGCTCTAGCACCTGCTCTATCGCGTGTTGTAGTAGTGTCTCATACGTCTCTGCAATGCTGTCCACTTGCATTGCAGCCCATTGCTGAGCATGTTTGACATCGCTCTCCCCAGGCTGCCATGTCTTGCGGATTGTGACGACATGCTTGGTGAGTGCTATGGCCCGATTGTACGCTTGTATTTTAGCGAGCAAATACGATTTAGCGAGCAGATCTGTGAGATGCTGCTTGTCGGTTGTGGTGAAGGTGTAGGCTTTCATGATGTGGTTAGGGGACATTGTTCTCTTCACCCTTCACCAACTGCTCTAACTTATCTCGTTCTTGCTGTAGCCATTCAAGCAGTGAGAGCGCTTGCTGTGGATTCAGTCTGATTTCGTCTTCCAGCCAATCAATCTCGTTCTCGATGAATATCCCAGTTTTACCGGCAACTTTCGAGTAAAAGACATGGCAAGCATGACGATCATCAAGCCTCCCGTTATGCCTGGGCTTAGGAATTGGACAGGTACAAATCTTCATGGAACTATTAGAAGCAGCCAGAACATGCGGTGTATAGTCATTGGCATAGATAGCTTCTACTTTATAGTAAAATGTCTTTTGCCCTCCACATTGTTCACAAATGTTACTCATCGTCTTCCCTCGCCTTTTGCCAACTCCATCAGATCAGCTTTATTTTGCGTTAACCAATCTAGCAATAGCAATGCCTCACTAGGGTAAAAGTAGACTGCATTGTCACGCTTATCAACAAACGCAATTTGATCATATCCCCAGGACCCATCGTGATATACCTGCTTGTCTCCTATATCACGGTATTTGATATCACTCATCGTCTTCATCCACCAATGCTACACTCCCACGACGCGCTATCTTGCCAAACAGATCATCTATACTCTTTGCCAGTTCATCAGCGCTCTTCGGTACAGTCTCAGCCTCTACCAGCCACTCAGTCTCGGTATCCTCTTTTTGCTTTTGATTGGCTAACGGTTGTGCTGATTGTTGTAATTGCTTATCCACTGGTGGCTTCCCTGCTTGTGGCTGCTGCTGCCCTGGCATCATTGGCAGTGGAGGTGGCGGATTCTTCAACTTATCCACTTGTACTTTCTGTGTCTCGATAGAGAGTTGTGCCGTCTGTCTCTGCTCATCCGCCAGATCCGCCAATCGCTCAATCGGCGTTACCTCCCTTGAAGTCACAATTACCGCAACATCTCCGCCCGTTGGATATGGCGCTCGTCCTTCTTCTTGTCGTATCTCGTCAATAAGCCTTGTACCATTTCTGACTTTTTTATCGTTAATATCTGCTATTGCAGTATCATCTCTGTAATCGGCATGACTCACGCTGACCTTATAATCTTGGATGTTCATCGCTTTCTGTACGATTCTGTAATTGAACTTCTCAAGGATTAGTTCTTCGATTGGCTTGACGACATTGTAAATAAATAATTTGTTTGCACTCTCACCAGAACCGCCGCCGAGATGAGCTGTCTCTTGTATGCCTGTTACTGAGAGAGGCACATTATACCCAGCAAGTATCTCGTCACGTGCCCACGCCAACGACTGCAAGAAGTCCAGTTCAACGCTACCCTTGCCAAACTCAACAAGTTTTGCACCCGCGTACACCACAGGTGGCACATGAGCGTTCTGGATGCCCATGTAGTTCTCTCGAAAGAATTTGATATAGCGGTTTGCATCGTCAATCTGTGAATCAGGCCCCATTTCGATGCTAAAACCCGGCCTGCCACCTTGTTTGAAGAACTTCTCGCCCCAGGTGATCATGCTTTGATAGAGATACACTGAGTCCTTCATACACTCGATTGGGCTCAAGGCTTTTTTGCTAGCACGTGGATCAGGGAACCACCACCTGATAATTTGCTGAGGTTCAAAATTAACTGTGTCGGAGCTTTTATCGAGATCTTGCACATACTGTACTACCATACCGTGTTTATCGAACTTGGTAGACATGCTCACACAATCAATTTTGTGGAGCTGCGCTGGTTGTCCATCGGGACCATTCACAATCTCGATAAACGCTTCGCCAAATATGCCCAGGTCTTCGGCAATGCTCCTCAGCAGTTGCTTAAAATCTTCATCGTCATTCACAAAGAGCAGGAGAGTGTTGAGCCGGTCATAGTTGGCTTGATTGCCTTTCCCCTGTTCGACTTCTTCGATCTCCCACTTGCCACTAGTGAAACGTTTAGCGATGGCTTGCACGCACGCCCTGACCCATGGGTTCCCAATGTACGATTTGTAGTACGTGTCTTTCTTGTCACGCTCGGTAAGCAAGCCATCGCGTACCTGCGTGCTGGAGACACCTGTATAGGCATCATCCCAGGCCATCGAGAGGTTCTGTGGTCCCTTATACTTCGCACTGCGCTTGCTGGCCTCTTCCAAGTCGATGAGAGTCGTATGCGTCTCGAACGTTGGAGAGGAGAGTGCTCGGATGTGCGGGTTGGTGGTAGGTTGTACTTCTTGCAGTGGTTCTGGCTCAGCGCCACCTAACCACTTCGGCCATTTTATCGCCATAGGTGTAACTTCTCCTTCTCTTCGTCGCTCAATTCATCTTCCTCAGTCTCTTCGCCAATTGCCATAGCCATACCACCAACTTGAAACCCACCTGCCATCAGTTCAGTAAAAGCCCATACATTCGCGTCTAATCGGTCAGGTGATTTCTCACCAGGAACCCAGTTACATTGCTGATATTCCGTATCTGGAAATACCCCAACATGGTGAACAAGATCACGTTGGTATAAGGTTGAAATAGGTTCAGCACGCAATTGCTTACCACGTGTGGCTCTCACGGCTTTGTATGAGATACTTCCCATCTTCTTGTCTTTTGCCACGCTACGAATAACCGTTCCAACCATGTCGCCCCCATTATTAACCTCCCCAACAATGACATCAGCCTCAAACATTGCGTAGGCTGTGAGTACCGCGCTGGCCCACTCATCAGGAGTACCAATGAGGCTATAATCAGCCAGCATGTAGCCGTGATTATCGACACCTAAACCAGCAACAACGATGCCACATTCAGCAGGTGAATCGCTCGTCTCGCTACTGCTTGCTGGTGGGTCCACCCCTACCACAATACGTTTAAGCTCAGGATGCTTGACTACCCGGTTACGATCAATCCAGTCACGTTTCCAGAGTGCTCCATCAATATCATCAATGATGTATCCTTCGATCTCCTGATCACCGAGCCTCGTTCCCTGGTATCTGCGTTCAATCTCTTGAATAAAGCGAGGCGATAGGTTCTCTCGATTCTCATAGGTCGATCGGCGCGTAACAACCGTTGTCGGGTCCTCTACCAGCGCCTTCATTTCTTTAGTATTGCGCGGCGTAGTCGTTACAATACTTTGCGGAGATACTCCAGGAGCAGGCTCAATACGTAAACCAAACACCAGATTATCACGTGTCTCTGTTACGTATTGCCAAGCAGCCTCTTCATCTCGCCAGGCAAATGAATGTTGCGGACCTCTCAATTGGTCTGGTTCATCGGCGCTATAGGTTGTAGCATGACTACCGTTAGGCCATATAATCATACGCAGTGATGGCCTATATACTGGCATAAACCAGGGAGAAGAGACACTCAAAATGCCGCTACGTCCCTTGATCATGACATCGCGCACATCAGCAACGGTACGACCTACCAGGGCAATATGACAGCCTGGATACTGTTGCGCCTTTTCAATGACCCATTCTGCCCCTGTGCGAGTTTTCCCAAAACCGCGTCCAGACATGAGCACCCATGTGAACCACTCGCCATCAGGTGCTAACTGGCTATCTCGCGCCCACGCCTGCCACGTGTATTTGAGTCTTAGCGCCCGTTCTTTCGGGCATTTTTTAATGTACTCGTATTTCCGTTTCTTCGACCATGACGCAAAGAGACGAAAAAGCTTTACCTCTTGTTCAAGAGTAAAACTATGGTTCTTGCTGGTTAGTTGGTTCTTTATTTTCATTAGTCATCGTTGTTGCAAGATCAGTGAGTAACTCGGCTTTTGCAGTTTCGGCTATCGTGTTAAATTGTGCGTTCAAGTCAATCTGCTGTTTTTCACGGAACTCTGGCAATCGCGCTTTCAGATAGAGAGCAAGTAACGTATCGCTCTTCTTGCGAGTCTTTAGTGGCTGCCCATCAGGACCATACACCAATTTACCCATCGAGATAACATATTCCTCTTCACCTTGTACTGCCCGTCGCCAGCCTTCACCAAAAAGTATCCAGTTCGCGTCAGTGTTTGCTTGTTTGAAGCGGATAGAAAACTCCTCATCGTGTTCGGACCATTGGTATACGAGGGTATGGCTTACGTTCGCAGCCATGCACGCAGCTCGCACGTTTGCGGTATTTTCTAGCGCCTTGATGAATGCATCCTGAGCTTTCTTCCTCTCCTCTACTGTCATGTGATGACCGCGCTTACGCTTTTGTACAATACGCGTGTGTGATGGCAATTTGTCAATTTGTTCACGCATGCGCCGCCTCCTCGATACGTTCTAGCAGTGTGGCTTGTAGCCCGGTAAGAGTCTCCCATCGTGTCAATATGACGTTTATGTAGTCAGGGCTGAGTTCGCAGCCTATAACAGTTCGATTCGTGTTCTCTGCTGCGATAAGGCTCATGCCGCTGCCCAGAAATGGATCGTAGATGATATCTTCTTCTTTGCCGTATTTCTCGTAACACCAAGAGGCCAGTGCTATAGGTTTTTGCGTAGGATGTACTCGCCTTTGCCCTTTCTCACTATCTTTCATCAAACCATTCCACATATGCTTGAAGATGCGTACGGCGCTATCATGACTACACCATGCCAGTTCAGCATCAGCAAAATTACCCGTGTTCTCTTTGTCCCACACAATCCAGCACTTGGAGGGAGGCAGAGCATTAGCATAGTAGTTTGCACCCCACCAGAAATGAATAGCAGAGGGAAAGAAGTCAGCGCAAAGACGATAAGCGGCAATCGCAGTAGCGGTAGTATCATCACCAATCACAGGGGCATATTTCCCTACTTCAATCTTAGGAGCGCTCCTAAGATTGTTTTTACTCCCCTGCGGATTAGTACCGCCAATAGAGCCCTTATTCTTGCTCCCGAAAGGCTTGGCACCACCGACAGTGCCAAGCCTTTCGAGACGATCTGCAATATAGGGCTTACCCGTCTTTCTGATGTGGGAGGCTCCGCCTCCCACATCACCGCGAGTTCGATTTTTTACACCACCAAAAGGGATATCATAGGCTTCACCGCCACCAACGTATACGTTGGTGGCGACAATAGAAATACCGTATGGAGGGTCTGCCCATATCATTTGAGGATTCACGTCACTAAATAGCTTTTCATAAGTTGCAGGATCAAGCGAGTCAAGACATGCTATTCTATGCCTACCTAGCGCCCATACATCGCCAACTTGTACACGTGTCTGTTCCTCGTCAACCTCTTGCTCAAACTCGTCTTCTTCATCACCTTGATGTCCATCAGCAGCATACTCATCACCCAACGCCTCCAACATCTGCCTCAACGTCTCATCATCAGTGCCCAGACCCGCCAAATCGAAACCTGCATCAGACTGTTCTTGTAGCAAAGTGGCGAGGAGTTCATCATCCGTCGAAGAGTTATGAGCATGAAGATTATCAGCCACCAGTATCGCCTTGATAGTTACAGGATCAGCATCTTCTGGTAGGATATCGGCCCGTATAGAAGTAACTCCTTCACGCCGAGCGCCTTCTAGATACCCATGCCCTGCCACCTGGATATACTGACCATTAGAACGTTTCCAAAGCACAACAGAACGATATTGACCGAACTCTTCATGTGAGGCTGCTAGTTGAGCGATCTGTGCATCAGGGTGAGTATTTGGATTGTCAGGATGAGGAATGATCTTGCTTACCTCAACAACACTATTTACAATCTTTGAAGAGTCTAGTCGTTTGCTCATTCCCTATTCACCATCCTCACGTCTCGGCATGAGCGCCAACGCACCCGGCATAGGCGTACCCGTCACCAAACTATGCTGTATCGAACACAAGATCACATCGAAGCAAATGCAAGTCCGAACAATGCGCGGAGGCAACACAAACCGCCAGATGCCCTTACGTGGCTCACCTGCATAAATTGGCGCACTACAGAGTGAGCAATGCCCTATAGTTGTCCTGTCCATGTCTATTCCACCACTTTCAGCCTGTCCAATGCAGAAACGTGCTTCTTCGGGTGCCCAACAACAAGCAATACAAACGGCTCCGTAGCATCAGGATACGTGCCGACATTATGCGGCGAGTTTCCAGCAACATACACCGTCGTACCAACCTCAACACTTCTTGCCTGTCCATCGATGGTGATCGTGCCTCGTCCAGAGATGCCATACAGAACGTGATCCCCAGGATGTGTATGCAATGGAAATGCTGCGCCAGGTTGCAGTTCCACAAGGTCAGCCCCAATCTCCACGCCATCACTCCCGATCTCAGTCGCGCCAGTCTTGCCACGAATGCCTTGCAGCACATTGGCTTCATCGTCGAACATCGGTTCCCATGACACATCTGCGAAGTTGAGCAAGTGCTTCTCTGCGTTGAATACTGCTGAAGTCTCTAACATACATATCCTGTTTTCTGCAACAAAATAAGCCGCTGGCTTGTATGGCTCAGTGGCTCTTATTGGAAATATAACATACATTGCTCGCCCATGACTAGCCTGTCACCTCACTCTGTTCCTGCATATCCTCAAGATCTGCTTCAATGTCACCCACAGCCTTCTTCAGCAACCCCAGATACGCCAACGTCGCAGCCCTATCTCCTGCCAGCATCCCTCTCCACGACTGCAATATACTTGCAAACGTGCAAATGTGTTCAATTCTGTGTTCTTTGCACCAAAGCCATAACACCGGCTTGCCATGATCGTCGAAACCGAGTTTGCCGAGCTTTTTCTTTGTCTGTACGCAGTTGATGGGGTAGCTCTTTGTCATAGTCGTTGGTGTTCCGGTTCGCGCATCTCTTCACGTGACGCAAACTCTTTGATCATCAGGCGGGCATCTTCAATGGTTTTGCACGCCCCCAGGCTCACATAGATATTATGAAGGAGATGCTGTATCGTATCCTTCTCCTGCATGCGATAACAGCAACACGGTGCGATCACAGAGCGAATCATTTGATGATCCTCATACAATATCGCAGTATCCGTCTGCCGATAGGAATGAGCCATCTTTAAACCGCCGCATACGAGATGATAAAGATAGATTACTTCACCATCATCCACGAGCAGATTGTCAGTATCAGCAAGAATGTGTGTTGAACCGTGACGGGCAAATTCTCTCACTCTCTCACCTCCGGCCTCGTTGCCCTGGTTCGTGGTTTCCTCTCCAATACAGCAGATACTTTAGCAAGTACTTCATTCTGCGCGTGTTCCTGTTGTTCTAATTTCTCTGAAAGATAGTCTATGCCTTTTTGATCTCGCAATAAGTGTAGGATATCGAGTTGTTGCTGATTTATCTGTAATAAAAGGCCGTGTGAATCGAATAGCTGCTCTACCTCTGAAGCCTCCAAATCGTCACGCTTACGATCACGAGATGCGGCGCGGTTCTGAGACATCATAATTATTGGCGCGCTCATTGCCGCTTCTGCGCTCATTGCGAGGTTTAAAAACACGAATGGATAGGAGTCGTAGCGGATAACCTGAAAAATAACGAGAGTATTAACGAGTACCCAGACTGCCATAATAGCCGCCTGGACGATAATAAAAGACCAACTCCCGATAGCATTAGCAGTTGCATCAGCAATTCGATCACCCGTATTCTCATGAGCATGTATATGGGCTCGCTTAGGATGTATTGCACTTCGTCTTTTCTGTTCAGCCATCGGCGCCATCCCATTTCCCATCAGTACGTGCATCCCTCAAGATCGCCTCTGCCTCACATAGCACCTCATCCTCACACAATGACAACTTGCGCCTTCTCTGCATTTGGTTGCATGACTGCCAGGAGTGATATTGAGGATGCACCACGCAACCACAATATGAACATATCACTTTTGCACATTCGCCCTCGCCACTACAAAACAGAGTAGAAGCCTCTATGTGAGAGTAAACCACCATCAGGCCAGATGGCAATTCTGGTTTGAGGCAGATCGGACAGAGTGGAAACATAGCAATCCCCTCTCTACTTGCCCAGGATCGCCGCATATTTTGCCAATACAGGAGCGTTCGCAGCGGTAAAATTGCTAGAAAAGACCAGCACAAACTTTGCCTTATTCGCGAGAGCTGCCGCGAAATCCTTATCCAATTCGGTTGTTGAGGCTGCCGCGTTCCGTTGCTCCATCAGTAGTGTTGTCTTCGCCCAGGTTGTTTCTTTGAGCACTTCTCCAGGAACGAGCCCGTCTTCCTGCAACCAGAGTGGAGGATTAAGCCCAACAACATAACTGAGCACCGTAGCTTCATTGAGTGTTTTTGAGCCACCGAGAAATGAAGCGTTTGGAAGCAGCAGCAGTGGCGTTTTCTTGAATGCAGCCTGATAAATGCCGATAATCTTCTTGATTGTGCTCCACCACACATCATCGGTATAGCCAATACCCTGCCATTCCTTAAGGATACCGGAGCCCTTCTCAGTGTCAACTTTGGTCTCGGAGCCGTCGCCGCAAGGCACAACCACACACAACACGCGAGGATCTCCATCATACTTTGCCGCAAAAGCAGTGGCAAACTCAGTTAAGGCTGCTAGATAAGGTGCATCCCAATAAGCGGGCTTTTTGCTGCCATCGGTATCGGTAATTGAGCGTACGCCCTTGGCATAGACCCAATCAGGTGTCCAACTCGGCACATTCGGAGTAACCCACCTACTCCAACCAGACCAGGACCCCCGCAACATTACCTGTTTACCTTGATCAGTCCAAGGCTTTATATCCTTCTCAATCTGATCAAAGTTATATACTCCTTCAGCCGGGTTAATCAATGCAGCAGGATAGTTTAAGTGCTTCCCTACCACTGATGGGTTGGTTGCACCTGTCGCACTGTTGTCTCCTGAAAACACAATAATGCCACCTTTGGCCGGTGAAACAGGCTGTGGCGTTGGAGTCGGAGTAGGTACAGGGGTTGGTACTGGTGGAGTTGTGCCTGCGTCGACTTGCAGTTGTGCTAAGTTCGCCTGGATTTTGGCGTAAAAATTGAGGATGTCAGCGGCAGTAGTCGTGTAGACCATCTGATCAAATGATACTTCCCAGAAAATAGCGCCTCCGGTGGTTGTACGTAATAGGTCCATCTACTATTCCCCTCTCAGCCATTGAATGTGGTAGGAACCAAATTGTTCGAGATGTTCTTCCATCTCTGTCAACGTGTCGAAGTTATTGTATTGAAGTGTATTGGTATCCAGGTGAATATGACCCGACTCGTACAATACGCCTTGACAATAACAGGTTTGCAGCCCAGACCGCCCTGGCCGTCTTTTGTTGTTGAATGACAGGCGAAACAATCCGTACGGTGGCACTTCTTCTGCAGGCGTATCTACCATCACGCGGTCGCGATAAGTCTCTGCGTTAATTGGCAGAAGAGTGATGTTTAGTTCTGTTTTCTCCTTGCCCATACTTCCCTCACGGACCTATCAATACCGGCACAACATGCAAATACACAATCGCGAGCCCCGCAATGCTCAAGATAAGCACAATTCCCGTGATAATCCCCAACCACAAATCATCCATTCGTTTCATCTCAGCGCACCGCCAATACGCTCACCAGCGCCAACAACACTGCAGTAGTCCCAATCACACACCACCATACAGCATCACCAATCACAGGAGACTTGATGAGCACCACAAAGAAGAGATCGAGCGCAGCCAATAACTGTGTTGCCCATGCCAGGCTTTTCCATGCAGGTTTACCCCACCGTGGTTGCGTGCATTGCGGCTGTCGCTTCCCCTGATGTCTGTTCGGCCCCGGATAGTGCCACGCTGCCATTGCTACCCCTCTTCCTCGCTATCCTGCTCACCCTCAGGAATGCCCGTTCCCGATGAGATCGCGAGCAGTCCGAAGCAGCCAATGATCAGGCACAAAATACCCAGGAGCAACATACTCAACGGCATATTTCACCTTACTTTCAGAAGCATTACTAGAAGCACGAATAGTAGCAGTCCATCGCACAAGCCAGCGAGCCAACAGACATAGCCAATCACTGGAACGCTCGTCATCCATTGCAAAAACATATCAATCACGAACAGATACAGGATGAGCCATTCCAGTGTTTTACTTCGTGGCGTGTCCCAGGATGGTGCGCAAGCTGTGTATCGTGCCATCGTTGCTCCTACGATCTACAAAGACAATAAAAAAGCACCGACCCTCCATAAATGAAGAATCGATGCCTGAATTTGGCCTCAGCCCTCTAACAGCATCATGCAGGATTATCGTACCTGACCTAACGGATAGTCTCCACTATCATTTTTTGGTAAGCTTCTTCCGGTACTTCTTGAGCGTTGGAAGCACCGCTTCAATAAAGCCATTTACCAGAGGCAAACATACTTCACCAGTGCCATGTCCATACTTTCGCACAACATCTATTGCCTCGCCTATATCTTTTGCTTCGTCAACAGACATTGCTACGCGGGTCATCTTACTGGTGTCAATCGCCTCAAAGGCTCCAGTGTCAGCGCAAAACATGACGATTGCCCGCCTTATTGTATGCTTTCCAAAAGCGTAGCATAAAAGCGGGCAGTTTACAATGTGCCAACCTGTGTTTTTCACTTCAATTTCACTCAGCCTCTCGACCCGCCTCTCCCGGCCACCGTGCGACCAGGAGAAACCAACCGACAAACTTACTTTCTCTCGTGAAAGAATATCTGGACCTGACCATCCACAATCTCTACGCTCCAATTCACCGCCTCGCCAGCAAACGCCTGCCGACATTGCTCTTCCATGTATGCCTTCACCTGTTCCGCGCTATCCGCCTTTATTTCGATCTCATCATACGCCACCCTCCCATGTTGTGGCACCTCTGCCCACTCACGAAACCGTTGTCTTGCTTGTCTCTTTGACATCGTTTCCCCTTCACTTTCTTATCGTTCTTACTCCGAATGCACTACAAAACTCTCACTTTTCGATTTGCCAGATAAGCCCTTACACTTCCGGCCTTGATCGATTTCCCTTCCGGGTCTTCGGCTGTTAACTTCCTGTTTTTACGTAAGTCTCGTACGTATCTTTCGGAACAACTAAGTACCTCTGCCACTTCCGCAATAGTGAGTGGTTTACGACGAGTTAAGATGTTCAGCGTGGAAGTAATTTGTTCCGTGGTACTTCCATTGCTCTGGCCGTCTTTTTGATCAACTACTTCCACTTCCGGGTCTGTTATCGGTTCCTCAGTATCAACAGGTTCCGTATCATAGAGTTCCTGGTATTGTTCCTCAGATACTTCCTCAAAACGTTCCGTATCTACTCTCTCATTAACCACGACATCGCTTTTACTCTGAACACCCAAAGGAGCCGTAATTCTTTCCACTTTTACTTCCACTTTTTGAGCGTGATTGAGCGTGGCTATCTCTCCTGCTTTCAACCGCCAAAACCGAGCACTAGCAGAACGTTTCATTCCCAGATGATCGGCAATTTGCTCGTCCGTGGCATCTGGATACTGCTGCAAAAAAGCTACTGTTTGCTCTAATTTATCCAACTCATCCGAGGAGGTTTGCACTTCCGTTTTAGCTTCCACTGATTGAGGTACTTCCGGTAGAGATGTAGGTTGTGTCTCTTCCTCCTGTACAACTTTCTTAATTCCTACAACAGTATCCTTACCAGCCTGAGCGGCACCTATTATACGGTTAGCAAATCCACCACCTTGTACCTCTTTCAGTTCCTTCTCAACTTCCTTCCGATCACGCATTTCCGTCAACCTAATACGCATTTCCTCGACGGTTTCAACCTTCTGATTCATCACCGTATGAAGCATGGCAGTATAGGCTAATGAGAACAATGGAACAGCCGAGATAATGCAGGGAGTAATGTAGCCAGTGGTTGTAATACCGAACGCGATGCTGATGTTCCATATGTCTGCCTGGCGGATAGGATCGTTATTCATGCCATAAAGATAATTGGCGTACCAGGACAAGAGAGAGAGAGCAACAATGAATACCCATGTAACGCCCGACCTAGCTCCCTTACCGGCAACTTGCACCCAAGATAACCACGCAATCATTACGTCAATACCAACAGCTACACCATAGGTGGTAACGAGTGTATACCAACTTCCATCCTTCGGCTCATATGTCTGGTAGAGCCAAGCCACGTGCGGAATAGAAACTGCTAGGAATGATAGAAATGCCCCCCAAAACAAACCAAGGGTGATAATGCGCTGCGCATTGGAGACGGTTTTATCTTCATGCGCAGCAGGCTGGACCGGAGCTGCACTCTCATCTTGTCCCTGTTGTACCATCGTTGCCATTGCTACTAACCTCTCTTCGCTAATAGGTGAAATCGTTCAATCAATTCGTTGGCATGGTCGCGATACTTACTATTGGCCCCGACGAGCTTCAAGCACTCATCTTTGTTCGGGTTCGCATTCGGATAGATCGCACAAAACAACCTGACTTGCTCATCATTTAGTCTATAGCGTTGTACGTCGTTTTGCGCCGCGTGCGTCGGCTCGTCATCAGACCGCACATCCTTTTCATTGCGCGCACCGTACGGGTCCGTATAATCGATTTGAGCGTGTTTTGAGCGGCTAGCGGTGCGCTGGTGCGCTGGCTCTAAAGCAGCGCGCAACTGGCGCACATTCGACGCACCCATATTTTGCCCTACTGCAACCGGCATTTCTGCATAACGCAGGGCTTTCTCAGCCGTAGGAGTTGCACCTCTTTTGCCATCGCTACGCCGAGGGTCGAACTGGTGAATCTTCTGACTGCCATCATTGGCAATGTACACGCCCTGGCCCTGCTTGAACTTGGAGATATCCTCTGGCGTAGATGTTGTTGCCTTGACGTATTCCATGCATCGCTTCAGGTCATTATCATTGGTCTGTCTCATCACAAAGATGACTTCAGATTGTGCCATGATTTTTTTGTTCACCTGGGCCAATCGTTGCGTCAAAATTACTGGAGAGATACCACGCTTACCGCCAATAGCAATGACATCTTTGTAAATTTTAAAGAGCCCTTCAAGGACTGCCGAATCATCAATGACAGACTCCGAAAGTGTCTGGGGAAGATACCGCTGTGCTTCGTCCAGATAGACATGGGCCGTGGTACGCTCGTCAGGATTAGCCTCCGCCCATGCGAACATGCCACGTATCGTCTGTATCTGAGCAGCAATACCTTCCTCTAACGTGGGATAGGATGCCAAATCAAGAATCACCTGATACCCTTGATCAAGAATGGCATAGCCAAGGTTGGCAGCATCGCTATGGGTCACACCGGCAAAGTCATATTCGGCATACTGCCTGGCTGCACTCGGGTGTCCAGCGATCACCACACGCGGCAGGACATCAGCCAATGAGAGATAATCCCCCTCGAAGTCTGGAATAAACAAGGGGATATAGAGCTTCCCAAACTGCTCGGCCAGCAATGCGCCTAGCGTGGTCTTGCCAGATCGCCGCATACCAGTGATGAGAATGGCCTTTCCCGCAATATCATCGACAAGGATAGAGAGATCGGAGGCAAGATTGACATTCTTTCTTGATCGGGTCACAGGAAAATCATCTAATTCTGGCAACGCATCTGTTTTCGCCTCATCCGGCAACACATCGGTGATACGAGCCTCCTCTCTACCTTCTTTTGGCTGCGCTTGTCCTGCATAGGTGTGACGCCCAAGTAATCGATCCCATGTACTCCACTCACCAGTAGCAGCCCGTTCCTGCTTACGCTCTACCATACCGTCTATGACCTCCACAACTGGAGCGGGAAGTTCCCCGCGCAACTGTGCATAAATCTTTGGACTATTACACGCTAAAGCAATAGCCACTCCTACGCCACCAATCTCAGCGGGTAATGGCGCGTGCAACAAAGCCGGAAGACCTGCCATCACAGCGGCGCTCGCCCCAAAGGTGAAAAATTTCTGTGAAAGCGAGAAGCTTGGGTAGACCTCTTTGCTTTCTGTCTTGTTCTGTTCTGACATGATCACTCCTCTTTTTTTCTTAGCTTCACACTCAACCGCGCCATCAGCCTGCGCCTGCCTACCACCGCAGCGATAAGCAGAAACCGGACGACAACGTTACTTATGCATGACTGACCAGGCGTGCATAAATGACATGATCGCGAACAACAGCATACAAAATGTGATAAAGAAGATAACCGCAGTGAAACCAAGTTGACCCCAAAAGCCATAATTCGCACTGCTCGCAAAGTCACCGCAACTATTCACAGCAATAAGAATGAAAACCGCGCTCGCTGCCAGCCAGTAGCGCCAACGTGGATACGGGGGAAGCTCCAAGCCGATAGAGGCGACAATCAGCGCGAACTGGACGCCCCAACCAAAGGCAAACGGAACCAACATATCGCCAGAGAGCTTGCCCTGTACCGCCTGCCATAACTGTCCAAACGCCGTAAAATTAATCTGCGTCATGGGTTCATGAAGCATCCACGCTTCACTCGTCAATACCTGCACACTAGTGCCAAGTGCCCATATCGCCATCAAGACAACACCCAGGATCACATACACCAGTGGAGGCCACGTGGCGACATTTTTCATGATAGTCTGCGCATTTGCTGACATCCTAAATCTCCTTTTCATGTTTCACACATTGCACTATCGCATACACACTACCAGTCACAATCAGCACTGCCATCAAGACCCACCCAATCGTGACCGATGAACCCAGGTGAAGGGTTCCACCCAGGTACAGCCTGTCCAACAAACCGTTCACGATGAACAGTACATCCACCAAGTATTCCGA